ATTTAAACCCTTCAGGTACTTCTGCGCACCGTCGATCACTAACTTCTTAAATGTTGCCTCGTTCGAATCGGATAGCTTTGCTATTACCAGACTGCCGTTGATTGCCTCGCGCCCAGTATCGAAGAGGACAAAGGTTCCTTCTGGGATGCTAAGACCCGCCGGTGCTGTCATTGAGTCACCATCAACCTGCAGCCAGAACGCCTCCCCCTGAATGTGAGCATCTGATTCAAGCCAAAGGTCTATATCCTTTAGGGTGTACGGCTCAACCGCTTCACACCAGGCGCCCGCCTGAACTTTGCTAATCACCGGATATTTTGATCCAGGTGAATAATGCCCTGCGAAAGAAGTATTTTCCGACGCCACCGAGCTCATATCAGAGATATCCTTCGCAAGTGACGGGCTGAAATCAGAGACACTAATCCCAAGAAGCCTCGCAAAGACCGATGCTACCGCTGTATTTAAAGCGTTCCTTCCATTGAGATAATGGCCAACGGCACCCTGGGATATGTCCAGCGCGTCCGCAATGGATTGCTGAGTAATACCCAGTTCTTTTTTCTTCGCTTCGTAAAGGGCTTTTAAACGCTTTGAATCAGCCACTTGAGCGGGGGTGAGGATCTTTTTCTTTTCCATTTTCAGATATTAATACCAAAACTCATATTTTAAAAATACCGCAGGTATTGCTTTATGTAATACTTCTGGTATTGTTTGTTTATGCACTCAAAGGAGCAACCATATGAAGATTTCTTTAGCTGAATTTGTTGGCGAAGTCGGGCAGGCCAAAGCAGCTGACGCTATCGGTGTACACCAGACGGCAATCAGCAAGGCAATTAGGGTTGGGCGTCAGATTTTTATCAACAGACTGCCAGACGGGAAAATTAAGGCTGAAGAGATTAAGCCTTTCCCGCACAGCAAAGCCCCGTAAGCACCGCGCTCTTTAACAATCTGTAACCCTATTAAACCGGCTGAGTAATCAGCCAATCATTAACTATTCAACGAAAAGGAAAGCAATGCATTCACTTGCGTATCAACACAATACCGGAATACACCCTGGAGCGATGATAAACCGCGCTCAAGCTAAAGCGGCGCCAGACCACGAAAAGATCCGCGATGCGGTCCGGGCATGGTCGTCGGCGCTGGACAATCAGGACGTCGTTTCGGCGCTGATCATCAACGAATACCGGGAGCAGGGCGGGACCGCCATCAGCTTCCCGGAAGACATCAGCCGGGCGCGGCAGAAGCTCTTTCGCTTTCTGGATAACCGCTTCGACTCCGAACAGTACCGCGAGAACGTGCGCCAGCTGACGCCCGCAATCATGGCGGTCCTGCCGGTTGAGTATCGCACTCGCCTTATCGGTGCAGATTGCAAAATGTCTCGCCTGGCTGAAGCCGAGAAAGAACTCGCAGAGGCTAAGCAGGCCGTGCTGCTGGATGCTCCAGAGCATCAGAAGATGAAAGAGGTCAGCGAGGGCATAGCGTCGCTGTTCCGCCTCATGCCGGAGCAGGTAGGCCCGTTGATGACGATGGTGACGTCGATGCTGGGGGTTATGTGAGAACTACAGAAATGGCGAAAGCCGGTCTGCGCGAACAGAACCGACTTTCAGGTGCAAAAACGAGAGTAGTTGCAGGAGGAATAATGGCAAAAAATCCACGCTATTACCATACCGCTGTACATAAAAACATAACCCGCGACCGCTTCATCCGCTCGGTTAACCCGATTGTGGCCGAAAAGATGCGCGCCATCCTGGAAGAACTGAAACGCAAGGAGAGCGGTCGTGGATAATCTCGCAAAAGTAATACCTTTCAGACCGTCTGTATCGGTCGTGGAGCGTCAGGTGGCAGATATCGATGATGGGTATACCCGCATCGCTAACGAGCTGCTGGAAGCGGTTATGGCTGCTGATTTAACGGCTCGCCAGCTGAAGGTCGTTCTGGCGGTGATCCGCAAAACCTACGGGTTCGGGAAAAAGTTTGACCGCATTACCAATACCCAGATTTCAGCGATGACCGGTATTCACCATACACATGTCTGCAAGGCCAAAAACGAGATGATTGCAATGAACATCATCGTTACCAATGGCCTGGCGATCGGGGTGAATAAGGTGATTTCTGACTGGAATTTCAGCATTAGCCAACATGGCAAAACATTAGCCGAAACAGCTAATGAAACATTAGCCGAAACAGCTAATACCCATAAGCCAACTCAGCTAAACACAAAAGAAACTATTCAAAAGAAAGAAAGAAAAGATCCCCCTAAATCCCCCCAGGGGGAAAACTCACTCGCTCAGGAGGTGATGGATTACTTCAACGAGCTAACTGGTAGTCGTTGTGCTGCGCTGGCACCTTTCGAGAAAGCTCTCTCCACGGTGAAGAGCAAAGACCAGTGCTACACCGCCGAAGAGCTGAAACTCGTTATCCGCTGGGCCCATGTGAACTGGGGTCACAGCTTCAAGCCAGAGAACCTGTGCCGTATGACCCGCTTTGATGGATACCTGTCAGACGCCCTGATATGGGCAGATGGTCATGGAAGCAACCCGAAAGCCTGTCCGCACGAAGAGATCATCAAGCTCTGGAATGAAAAATTCCCTTCGAAGGCCGTTTCACTGCATGAGTGGAACCGCCGCCGTCCGGCCTATCGAGACCTGGAAGCTGTGTGGAACGGCAAAACCACCCAGGGCAACTGGCGAGAACTGAAGCACATGGGCATGGCCTTCGAGCTGATTAGCAAGTCTTCCCTGTTCGGCACCAGAGGCGATCAGCCATGGCTGACTCTCGACTGGATACTGAATCCGAAGAACTGGGGATCTGTCTACGAGCAGGCCATCAACGAGCACCGTGAGCGCAAGGGAGTCAAAGCATGAGCCGTTTTATTGATTTATACGTTGAGCAGGCCGTCATTGGCGGAATAATGCTTGCAGCAGGTCGCGCAGATGGCGCCGACATGGCTACCGATGCGATTGAGGGGCTGACTGAGGACCACTTCACAGCAACGCCCCATAAAGTGGCTCTGCGGTCATATAAGCGACTCAACGAATCCGGTTCGAAGATAGACCTGCTTACGCTGACCAGCGATCTTGAACAACTCGGGGTTCTTGAGAGTGCGGGTGGGTTCGCTTACCTGGCTGAATGCAGTAAAAACACTCCGTCTTTCGCAAACCTTGCAGCCTACTGCGAAAAGCTTCGTGAAATGTACCTTGGTCGCCGTATGACCCTGGCGTTACAGGTCGGGATCCAGAAGCTGTCCGAACCAACTACCGAGGGTATTGCTGACATCATTGGCAACATTCAGGCCGACATCTCTGGAATTGAGCACAGCGCTGACTACGGCACCGAGCACATCACCACCGGGATCGACATGTCCCTCGAGACTATCCAGTCGATTATCAGCGGCGATATCTGGAAGCACAAAACCGAGCTGGGCATGGCAACCATCGACAGCGCATTCGGCGGGTTCAACAACACCGATTTCATCGTTGTCGGCGGGCGCCCTGGCATGGGGAAAACTATGTTCAGCACCACCGTGACCGAGACAGTCGGCCTGAAAAACAAAAAGCCGGTGCTGTTCTTCAGTCTCGAGATGCCAGTGGAACAAATCTCTGAGCGAGTCGCGTTCCACCGGGCCCGGGTGAGCAAAGAGGATTTACTCAGCAAGCAGAGCGGCGTGATGGATGGTGCCTGGGGAAAGGTCGGCCACTGCATGAAGGATTTCATCGAAGCCCCGATCTATATCAACGACAAGCCATCCCTCAGCGTTCATCAGGTGCGAGCGGAAGCCAGGCGAATGAGCAAGAAACTGGGTGGACTTGGTGTGGTCATTGTCGATTACCTCCAGAAGATGCGCATGTCTGACCCTGAGAACATGAACCGCAGCGTAGGGGAGATCGCAACCGGCCTGAAAAACCTGGCGAAAGAGTTGCGTTGCCCGGTCATCGCTCTGGCTCAGCTTAACCGTAAGGTCGAAGAACGTGCTAATAAGCGCCCGGTCGCAGCTGACCTCCGCGAGTCCGGTGTTATCGAGCAGGAAGCCGATGTGATTTTCATGATCTACCGGGATGAGAAATACAACCCGAACACCGAACTGAAAGGCATAACCGAAATCATCTGCGTTAAATCCCGACACGCCCCGGGAGCAGAGAAAACCTACCACTTCAGCAGCCGCTACTCAGGACTGGATCCGGTTGCATTCCACCATAGCGAGCAGCAGGAGATTGACCATGATTACGAGTGCTAACGACTCAACCGCAATGCAAATCATCATGAACTCACAATACGCCGAGTTTCCCGAAACCCTCCTGACGCTGGAGTTATGCCGCGCCACTGCCCGGGCTGACGGTCGCAAGATTGGCGAATCACTCCGGGCCTGCGCAAAGGCAAAGGCTCGCCAGGCTAAGAACCGCAATCTCTACAACACGCTGATCGAGATGTCCCGCAGCCAGTTCCCGGAAACGCAGATGACCCGCATCCGTGGCTGCGTAGACCGGATGGAGAAGGCCCTGGGTCGTGAAATGCGCGTTCTGGATATCACAGCAGAAGATGTCATCGAATTTAGCGAGGAGGCGGCATGAGTAAATTCACATGCACACCTAACCCTCTTAACAACCTATTCAATCAGTGCCTGGCTTCTGTCAGGGGCGGGAGAGCATCAGTATGAGCAGCAGAGAAGCGTTTGAAGCATGGGTTGATTCTAACTTCCCATTCAAAAAAGACCGTTTTGACTTGTTTAGAGGGGAATATAAAAGCCAGTTTACTAAACAGCTCTGGCAATCATGGCAGGCGAGCCGTGAAGGTCTGGATGCAAAACTCAAATCCGCAGAAAACAACGATGTTGATGCACGATGCCATGTCGCCGAACTCGAAGCCAAGTGCGCGGCGCTGGCTGCGGAGAATGCGGGGCTGAAGTCAGCTATTGAAAAGCATGCTGACAGTTACATCATGTGCGGATATTGCCGAACGGAGCGCGATGGCAAAAACGACGATGTTTGTGAAGTGCTTGATTCAACCCCAGCAACCGACGCTTTCCTGGCTGAAGTGCGGGCGCAGGAGTCTAAGCGAGTATACGAAAGCATTTTGGACAACCCAGCTGTAACTGATATGGAGTCGCTCGTTGATTGGCTCGAACAAAACGCCAATGACCTTTCCTTGTTT